CGAACCATTATAGCCGCTGTTTGGATTTTGACTTGCGTATTTTAAATCTAAAAATTGATTCAATTCATCAACAGTTAAATGCCATCCATAATATGGATCAGTTATTTGATTCCCTAGATATAAAATCCAACTTTTAAAAGAATCATTGTAATAACGGTTCGCAAACTGATCAGGTCTTTCATTTTCCGTTATTGTGTATGGATAAAATACGTAAGGATTTTTTAATGCATTATTAAGAAATACAACACGTTCTGTTATATTTACAGCATTTGTTGAATTGTATTCAATTGTTGGAAAATTTGTAAAATATCTGTTTATTGCCATTTATATTTGTCCGTTAAACCAAAGTTCTATTTCTGTTAACTGCATATTTAAACTTACTAATGCCGGAGCTTTATTTTGTCCAAAAAAAGAAGGCGTTGAACCTGCAGAAAAATCTACTGATAAAGATTCGATAGCGCATGGTTTAAAATTGTAAGTATAGCTATTGACGCTTAAAACAGGCTGAACAATACTTGGATAACTTAATCCCAAACTCATTGTTGAACTTCCAATAGCTTGATTTATTGCAGAAGAAATAGCAGAACCAAAAATTCGGCCAGCATCGCCTAAACTACTAATATTGCCACTAGTTCCTGGTAACATTGCATTTTTTAAAAATTTTATTATACTTTGTAAGTTGTTAGAATCTTGTGGGTTATTAGGGGCAAATAACCATTGAAGCGTATGTTTTTTAAAATTTTGATTTTTAAACAACATAATTAAATTTGGATTTATTGCGACTCCGTTTGAGTAGCCAAGTGCAGTTATGGCCAATTCTCCTATTGCTTCAGCAGAATTTAATAATCCTGTTCCTTTTTTTCCTCCAAAAGCGTTTGCTATACCACTAGCAATATCGCCTCCTGCACTTAAAGCAAGAGAAGTTAATGATGCTTGTTCCCATGTTACAGTTTGAACATCATTTATTTTTATAGGTATAGGTAATACTATTTGTGTACCAGCGCCCCAATTGATCACAGGAGGGCTAAAAACACTAGGTCTGTTATATTCTCCAACGTATAATGAAATATTATAACCATTTGTACTCGTATTCAAATTTGAAGGAAACACCCATGGCCCAGTTTGCTCATTGGTAACAGGCGAAGTAGGATAATTTGGCATTTTTACCTTTAACTCTTTGATAAATAATTATTTGATAAATATTTATATTGGATTGAATAATGAAAACTTATAAAGGAATATTTAAACCCAAAAATCCACAAAAATACAATGGCGATCCAACCAATATTATTTATAGGTCTTTTTGGGAACTTAAATATATGATGAATCTAGATTCTGATAAAAATGTAATAAATTGGTCTTCCGAAGAGGTAATCGTTCCTTATATATCTCCAATTGATGGAAAATATCATCGTTATTTTCCAGATTTTATTGTTACGAAAATAAATAGTGATGGTAAAAAACAAACTTATATGATCGAAATAAAACCGAAGAGCCAAACTAAACCTCCAAAAAGGCAAGAAAAAATGTCAAAGAAATATATAACTGAGGTTAAGACTTGGGGTGTAAATGAGTCTAAATGGAAATCTGCTATTGAATATTGCAAAGACAGGAATTGGATTTTCTGTATCTTAACAGAAAACGAACTTGGGATTAAATTTTAATGGTAGATGCAATCGCAGAATTATCTTCGGCTACTTTAACTTCTGATGCGAGACAAGCATTACAATGGTTCAATCAAGAAGTTAAAGGGTTAAGATTTAGAGCAAATGTTTTTCAAAATAAGGGAATGCCCGAAATAGGTAAAATGTATCTGTTTGTTTATGACCCAAAATACAAAGAGACATTACCATTTTTTGATGCTTTTCCATTAACAATACCAATTCAATATTATAACGATGGATTTCTTGGGTTAAATTTACATTATCTACCGCCAGCATTTAGATCTTCTTTGTTCGAACAATTATTGATTATAAAAAATAACGATAAATTTGATACATCAACTAAATTGAATGTAACATATAAATTGTTAAAAAATTCTTCAACAAGATTTGCTGGATTTCAAAATTGTGTTAAACGATATCTTTTTAACCACCGTCAAAGTTCGTTTAGTCAAATACATCCTCAATTTTGGGCATATGTTGTTTTGTTACCTCTACAAAATTGGAAAATTAACCCCGACAGAAAATATTCAAATAAAGCATCACCTCCATACTAGGATAAAAAATGCCATTTAACGTCTCAACATTTAAAGAACAAATATCTTCTTTAGGTTATCTAACGCCAAGTAGATATGAACTGATTGTAACGCCACCATCAGTTCTTTCTTCATATACATTAATGTCTCCTTCTAATGCTGCTCAACAACTAAAATTTAGAGTCGAAGCAATAACCGCTCCTTCTGTTTCAATACAAAGTTTAGATATTAATAGATATGGAGTTGGTGTTGCACAGAAACAACCTTTTAATGCTGCATATAATACAATGAGTTTTACATTCATATCTGACGGACATGGTTATCTTTGGGAATTTTGGCACAGTTGGCTTCAATACATTTTTGGCTTCAGTTCTATAAACGTATCAACAAATGGACAAATTAACAGTCAGCCAAATTATTCACTGAGTTATAAATCTGAATATTCTACTATTTTATCGCTGTATTTGTATGATAACCAAGGAAATGCAAAACAAATAATTAATTACAACGAAGCCTTTCCTTTGTCAGTAAGCGATGTACAATTAAGTTGGGGATCAACAGATCAATTACTTAAAATAAACGTTGTTATGGCGTTCACAGACTACAATATAGTTATTCCAACAACGATAAATTCGCAAATTAGAACATTTCAATAATTAAACAATGGAGTTATTATGTCATTACCGAAAATATCTTATCCAACTTATACTATATCTGTACCTTCAACAAAAAAACAATATAAATTTAGACCCTTTTTAGTAAAAGAAGAAAAACTTTTGTTGATGGCAAGAGAATCTGATACAGCGTCTGACGTGTTATCATCAATAAAACAAGTCGTCAATAATTGCAGTTTAGACAAAGGATTTGATGTAAACAAGCTTGCAATTTTTGATTTAGAATACATTTTCTTGAAATTAAGAGCATATTCTGTAGATAATATCTGTAAAGTTTCGTATAAAGACACAGAAGATTCAAAAGTTTATGATTTTGATATTGATCTCAATAAAGTTGAAATCGAGTTTCCTGAAAAAATAAACAATAATATCAAAATTAACAATACTACCGGTATTATAATGAAATATCCACAAGCATCTTTATACGAAGATAAAGAATTTTTAAGTTTGAATAAAGATCAATTATTCGAAATGATTGTAAGATGTGTTGATAAGATTTATGAAAATGATTCTATTTTTGAAGCAAAAGATCATACTCAACAAGAGATAAAAGACTTTTTAGAAAATCTTGATGGCAAAGTATTTTCTGCCGTTCAAACATTTTTGTTAAATGTACCAAAATTAAAATACATTATCAATTATAAAAATAATTTAGGACATGATCGATCAATCGAACTGAATTCGTTAAATGATTTTTTTACGTTGCGCTGAGCCACAATAGTTTAGAAAATTATTATAAAACTATATTTTCGTTGTCTCAGCATCATAAATATTCTATTACTGAAATTGAAAATTTGATACCGTTTGAAAGAGATATATATGTTCAAATGTTACTTAATTATATCCAAGAAACAGAAGAAAAAAACAGAAGCAGTCAATAAATGGAAGAACAAGAACAACACCGCCAAGAACTAAATGAATTTAAAACGGTTGCATCTGAAAATGTAAAATCTTTTCATGAAACAGCAACTGAAAATAATAATGTAATGCGCAACGTTGCACATGACATTTGGTCTTATTTTCAAACACAAAAAAACAGTTCTGATGTAGTTGAAAGTTCTATTGATAATTTGATGCAGGAAATGGAAATAACTGCAGAAAAGATCAATGAAACTAACGTTCTTCTTCATGATTCTATCAATATTCAAAATCAAATGTTATCTGAATTGGGATCAATAGAAAGCTCAATAACCAATTTAACCTTACAAATGCCAAAATGGCTAAAAGAATATGCTAGTGGAAGCGGCGGAGCCGGTATAGCAGATTATATACTAGGCGGCGCAGAAGGAATCGCTTTAATTAAAAAATTAAGAGGACTTGCAACAGCAGCAGAAGGCGCTGAAGCAGCTATTGTTGGAGAAGAAGCTGCAGCTGCTGGTGTGGCAACAACTTTAGGTGAAATTACTGTCGGCGGTGCTGCTCTAGTTACAGGGTTGGGAGAATTTGCTGCGGGAATTGCCGGTATAATTGCTCTTGCTGGAGCAGCCGGTTTGGCAGGAGAATACATAAAGAAAAAACTAGGTCTTGATAATCCAAGAATGCAAAGCGATCCTAATGCACCAACATTAGATGTTCCTGTTCCCGGTGTTAACGATTCTATCGATACGTTAAACCAAAGGCAAACATCTGGAAGTAATGTTAGTTTTGCTAGTGACGCTGAAAAACAAAAAGCGCAGAATATGTCGCAAAACCAAAATCAAGGCCAACAATCTGATGTTGATAGAATATTACAAACTATAAGAACAAGAGAGTCTGGCACTGCTGAAGGCAATTATACAATCACTAATCAATCGGCATCAGGGGC